TTTCTTGACATCACCTCAGATACCACCAACGGTGGAATCGCCTGGGCGGCAACAGGTGCTTTCGGTGTCAATGATTCCAATCTAGGAATCTCGACGGGGTTCACCATCAGTTCTCCAGTTGATCTAAACAATCCAATCACAATCAATATGACCGAATTTGTACAAGATGCTCTGGATAACCAAGACGGAATTCTTCGGTTCATGTTGTTGAAGGAACCAGACAACGACGCAAATGCCCTTGGTGCTGTTCAGTTCTATGGATGGTGTGGTAGAGAAAACACAACCGGACGACAAGACTTCGAACCAGATCTATTCGTCCGTTATATGCCAGCAGGATCGACCGGCGGTAGTGGTGCTGACGTAGAGCCTGATATGGGAATTGCCTCAATCGGAGGCGCAACTCATCCCAATGAGAAGTTTGTTAGAAGAGATGCACGGAATAGACATGAGTTCTATCCACCAATTCGACAGAGACATCCGTCTCAACACTAATCATTCATAACCTCATGGTATGATTCTGAATTGTTGGCATTGTGATAGATGTCGATACATTCCTTGAGACCAACAACGTGGTTGATTGGATTTCTCTGTAGAACCTGTGTCGTTCCATCACTAGACGAAACAAGAATCACGATGTTGTCGATGGTCTCGCCGAGCAGTTCCTTCCACATGATCGCGTATGCGGTTGCTTGTTGGAAGTAGTTCTCGATGTCACTTTCTCTCTTCTTTCTCTTCGAACTCTTGAAGTCGATGACAGAGAGTTTACCATCAAACTCGGCGATACAGTCCACCCTACCAGCGAGTCCCATAGTGTGACTCCAGAGGGCAATTTCTTGAACGCGAATGTTATCAATGCGATCTAGATTTGGTTGTGCCTGATAAAACAACTCGCGAGCATCTTGATGTGCATTTGCATCTGGTTCGCCTTTGTTGTTCAAGTAGTCTTCAACGATACTGTGAAACTTGTTACCCTTTTCGAGAATCTGCTTAGACTCCTCTGGGTTATTCTTTCTCCACTCAGCGAAGAACTGCCGCTTCGACCATCCAGTCACAGTAGTCACAGAAGGATAACGCTCTCCGGTTGGAGTAACGTATTTACGAGATCCGTTTTCTGTGATACATTTTAGATCTGGAAGATCTGGTGGTGGAGCGTGTGTGAACATAGTCAATATTATACCTCACGTTTTCAACGAGTCAAGATTTCTTCTTGAACTCCTT